CGTTTCCGTTGGCATCTGCTGACGGTGACTTCTTCCTTAGAACAGACTTTTCACCTAGCAGAATATTTAAAAAGCAAGGCTCACGTTGGATTAAAGTTGCTGATGATAGCAAACAAACGTACAGAACTGCGAACAGAATACTCGACGGGTTTATAAATAACAATACAGAAACAACGAATACTGATAAATCAGTAACTAGCGAGAGAACATTTGTTAGCAAGATTGTTAAACCGAAGACGGATAATTAAAAATGCAGTATTGGTATGATGAGCAAGTAAGACGATATATTCTACAGTTTATTAGAATATTTCATGCTTTCAAGGTAGCAGAAGGCGGGAGAGACGGTGAAGATATAAGATACAACACCGTACCTGTTAGATATTCCGATCCAAGCAGAATGGTTTCGCATTTACTTAGAGAAAATTCAGAAAACGTTATTAACAGCACCCCATTTATCGGTGTTAGCATTGCTAGTTTACAGTTAGCAAGAGACAGAACGCAAGATCCGTTCTTTACAGATACAAAAAGTGTAACAGAAAGAAAGTACGATAGTAACACAGGAAACTATAGTGCTGAACAAGGCAATCAATATACGATAAACAGATATATGCCTGTTCCTTATAACCTGAGTATGCAAGTTGACATTTGGACACCGAACACAGATACCAAATTACAACTTATGGAACAAATTTTAGTACTGTTTAATCCTACAATACAACTACAGCAAAATACAAATCCGTTTGATTGGACACAAATTGTTGAAGTAGAATTAACAGACATACAGTTTAATAATAGAACATTACCGGCCGGTGTCGATGAGCAAATAGATGTAGCAACGTTAACGTTTCAATTACCTATTTGGATTAATCCGCCTGCTAAAGTTAAAAGACAAAGCATTATACACGAAATACAAACTAATGTATATGCTGATTTTAACGGTCAAGACCTAACAGACTTAGGTTATGACGAAGACATATACGACTTCTTCAGAAACTTTGATTTAACTTCTAGAGTAATTGTTACTCCGAGTAATTATAAAATACAAGTGGTAGGAGGAGTAGCAACATTGTACGACTCAGCCGGCGTTACCCCTCAAAAATGGGCACCGCTATTAGAGATGTATGATAAAACTGTGCAAGATAGTGTCAGTTTACTTAAATTAAAAATTATCGATGATCTAGATGACGACACACAAGATATAGCAGGAACTATTGCTATTAATCCGTCTGATGCTACTCAACTAGTATTTAATTTAGATACAGATACCTTGCCAGCCTCGACCCTCGATAACGTAAGTAAAATAATAGATCCTACAGCGAACTATCCAGGGGACGGCACTCTGCCTGCTCTGGCTTTCGGACAACGATATCTAATCACTGAAGATTTAGGCGACGGTTACACAAACTGGGGAGTTACGGCTTCAGCAGACGATATTATAGAATATGGCTCTACTGGCTGGACCGTAAGTTTCGATGCTAGTACCAAAAGAGAAGTTATTGCTACCACAAAGAACTTAAATACAAGTAAAGTATATAGGTGGACAGGTACATTATGGATGAGCATTTACGAGGGGGAATTCAACCCGGGGTATTGGACACTAGTCCTGTAACTCCATTCACCGGCATTGTCGGTGTAGGCGCATTATTCTTATCTACAAACACTAACAGAGTATTACTTCAATTCAGAAACAGTGACAAACGACAAAAACACACTTGGGGATTTTGGGGAGGCATCGTGGAAAGCGGTGAATCGCCATACGAAGCACTAATAAGAGAAGTTGAGGAAGAGTTAGGCATAGTACCAGACATCAGCAAACTTAATCCGATTGATGTGTATCAAAGCAAAGACAGAAATTTTATGTATTATAGTTTTGTAGCAGTTATCGAAGATGAGTTCCTACCGACACTGAATGGTGAAAGTTGTGGGTATGCGTGGGTAAATATAGGTAACTGGCCAAAGCCACTTCATGAAGGTGCGAGGGCAACTTTGCTCTACAATAAAGGTAGAGACAAATTACAAACCATATTGGATATACATAAAAAAGATGTCGGACATAATTGATTTTAGACTTGTTAGATTTGAATCATTAATATTAAAATTTGCCAAAACAAATGAAATACCAAACCAGTTTATCGATGGGCAAATGGATCTTGAGTATTTGGCCGAAGCATATAAATCAGACTTATCAGAATACCATTTAAAAATTGTTACTAAGTTAAAACGTTTGCTTACTAGCAAGATTAAAAAAAGCAGTGACAATATATTAGAAACATTTATGGAAGAATATTTCGCATTCTATACCAATCAATGTACTAAAGAACAACAATGGCACCATAGCATTGTAATGTCTAAATATAGAAAAAATCTTAATCCTATACGAGCGTTATATTACGAACTATTAAACATAATGAATGCGTATAATCCAGTTAATGAAATACATCAATTTGTTGTAGATCTATTTGTAGACGCCGAGTGGCGTAATAAAATTGTTAACTGTATTAATAAAGATATCAAAACCATAGACAACATTATTTCAACATATCATTATCCATTAGAAAAGATTGGCGAAAAGCCTTTTGAATTTTTATATCTTGTAGAACTAAAGAAAGATCTTGTTTCTTCTAGAAGTGTATTCCGTTCTATGGAACACTGGTCGCCTGATGAATAATTATTTGTATAATTTACGAGTTTTGCCGTCGAACAATGGCGCATAAATTTTAACTGGTTCTTCTTTACCTTTTACAGTAACTTCGCCCATTTTACCAAACGCAATATCTGGACATAGCATGTAAGTATATTCTGATACTAAGATTGGCGTGTCTTCTTGTCTTGTTTGTGCTTCTAATCTAGCACCTAAGTTTACAGCATCGCCTACAACACTATAATCTAATCTAGTTTCAGCACCCATGTTACCGACAATACATGTACCTGTGTTTACACCAGTACCAAACTTAACTCTAGGCAAGCCACGTTCTTCCATTTCTTTTTCTAGTTCGTCACCTAGCAGTTCAATTTCTATTGCTGTTTTAACTGCCATCTCAGCATGATTTTCACAGGGTAGTGGAGCATTCCAGAACGCCATTATACAGTCGCCCATGAACTTATCTATTGTGCCACCGTTGGCTAGAACGATCTTAGTCATTTTATCTAGGAAGCCGTTTATAAGTTCTACTAGTCCTTCTGGATCATCGTTTTTCATATACTGCTCTGATATAGGAGTAAATCCGACTATGTCAGCAAACATGAAACTCATTTCTTTTCTTTCGCCACCTAGTTTCATTAGACTTGGATCTTTAACTAGCATGTCAACATAGTCAGGCGATATGTAAGTACCAAACTGTCCTTTAATTTGCTGACGTAATTTATATTGTTTATAGAAGTTATTAAATGCTGATTGTGTAAAGATTAGAAAGCCACTTACTACAGGGTATGTAGCATCAAGTAATTGTAAATTATTTTGGTATAACCACACACTACCATATGCTTCACCACCTAAAATTAGCATGGAAATAGGTGCGGTCCATAGCAACGGTAGTTTATATACTGCTAAGGCTATTAAAATCATAGTCAACAACGCACACAGAAGCTCTGTAACAGCACTTAACTGGCTACGGGTTATATTGGTACCATCGAGCATGTTTTGTAGCATGTGTGCGTGTATGTGCTGTGGATAGAGGTTGCCTCTTGCTGTTGGTACAGGGTTAGCAATACCTTCTGCTGTAACACCTACTATAACCATTTTGCCTTCAAGGTCTGGAATACTATCTGCTCCAGTATATTCTATCTCAGTAAATTTGTTATTAAAGCGAATATATGCTGTTCCGTTTGGTTGCGTTACAAAAGGATCAAAGCCTTTTACCATAAACTCTTGTATACCAATTTCGCTTGTTTTAATTTTATAACTTTTTTGTCCGTTTTTAACTCGTAACATTTCAATAGCAAAACTAGGATATATTTTTCCTTCTACGCCTATTGCCAATGGATACGTTCTTGTAACAAAATCAGGCTGTGGTGCTGATGCGTTAACACCTTTACCATTAACAGCACTTTCTAATGTAGATACGTTTGTAACAAGATTACGCCATGTTAGTAAATAGTCTGTTGCTGGAACTGGACCTATTGTGCCAGTGCCTATATGTGGGCCTGAGGTTTTAGTACCTCTAGCACTAGGTGTTTGGCTTAGCACATTGTAGTTTATTGGATTACGCCTAGCACCCGGTACATTAACAACATTCTGTGATAGCATATCGGCAAATGATTCATCGCCTGAGAACCTATCTGCTTCTGGAAACATCACTGTCCAGCCGAGGACACCTGAATTTTTAGTTGCTACGTCAACAACAAGTTGAGCATAGTATTGTCGTGGGAAAGGATACTGGCCGTATTTTGCTAAAGTGTTTTCGCCAAAGTTTAATAAAACAATGTCGTTGCTTTGTTTAACTTCGTCAAATTGCTGATACGCATCGAACGTTTGATTTCTTAAATTCTCAACCGGCGTAGGATCAGCAATTTTTAATATCGTCAAAAGTACGATAGATATTGCTACAGCATATCCACTGTATAACCATTTCATAACTGTATTTAGTTACTACTCTGTATCATTAAGTGGATTTTCTAGTATAGTCGTAATTTTTTCTTCTAGGTCTTTTCTTAATTCTCTAGCATCAGAATCGATTTCTTTAAAACGAGCATTCATGTCACGTTCCATAGCATACACATCATTTCTAATTTCTCGTTGTGTTTCTGCTGATGATTTATCTGTTGATCTTGCTAAATCCATTGCAATAGTAATATCTGCTCTTAGATCTGTTTTAATGATTTCAGTAAGTTCGCGAACATTATCTAACTCTTGCTGAATTGCGTCAGGCTGTAAACCTGCTAACTTTTCTTCTGCGTCAAGTAGTCTACTGTAGAGTTCAAAGCCTCCCCAAAGTCCACCAATTATTGTACCTAATAATGGAAGTATAATAAGCAGTTTGGAACCACTCATTTTAACACCAGCCATTTCTATTTCTGCCATCTTATTTCTCCGTTTCTGTTTCTAATAATTTATATTGACTATAAATCATTTCTTTTAGTTTTTCTTGAGTCTTACCAGCCATCATGTAAAAACTCGCTTTATTATCAACCGGCTTATTGCCTTTATACACTTGCGAACTACCATACCATGCTTGTTGATCTGCTAATTGCATTTGCGATGTATATTCGCTAAAGCCTGCTGTATAACCAATGTATGCTACTGCTACAGTTTGGTCACCGTATTCGTTACCTTGCTTTCCGTCAGTTTGTATGCTTTCTAATTCTGCTGTTAAATTTGCTTGGGCAACTTCGGCTCCCATTGTGTCTGCCAAACTTGCTACTGCTTCAAACTGATTAACTTCTAGTTGCGTAGGTGCTTCTATTTCATACTTGTTATAATCGGGTGTTTGCTGACTTAAGAATTCTGTTAAGCCTGTTCCACTTGCTAGTGCTTCAGTTAATTCATCTTCAAACTGTACATCTGTGCTACTGATTCCGCCGCCGGTTCCATCATCAAAACTTTCTACAAATTGTAATGATTCATCTTGTTGTTCTGTTTGTGCTTCAGCAAAACTATCAGCAACTTCAAATGCGCCGGTATCAACTGTGTCTGTAACACTTACAGTAGCATCAAAACTTTGTTGACCCATATTTTGTTCTGATTGTTCTTGGAAGAACGTATCACCTGTTGTACTTTCTTGTGTTAGTATACCCATGTTGCCTTGGCTACTTCCGTCGTTAAAAGTTGTACTGCTTTGACTACTACCGTCATTGCCTTGAGCAAAACTTCCGCTACCGTCATTACCACTTGAACTACCATCGTCAACACTACTGCTACCGTCATCAATACTAACACTACTGGAACCATCGTCTATGATGTCAGCAATAATTGTTTCTAACTGTTGCTGTGTTTCGTTTGAAGCAAAACTGTTATCATTGCTGTTACCAAAGTCAATATTAAACTCTGCTACACTTAAACTCATAACACCTGAACCTACGTTACCTACAAATTGTTTATCTTGTTTCTCTTGTTTTTGTTCACGTTCACTATTTGTATCTGGTGTACTGGCATCCGCATAATGTGTAGGGGAATTTTCTTCATGATGTTCTTCCATCATAGGACCCTCTTCATAATACTCATCCATTTCTGCAAATGCTTCATTTTTAAATTCTGCTAATTCGTCTTCACTTAATAAATCTTCAAGTCCTTCTTCTTGTATAAAACGCTCTATGTCTGATGCTACATCTAAGTCAAAGTACGCCTCTTCATCAAATTCTCTTATTTCATCAAATGCTAGTTGTTCTTCATCTGATAAA